AATACCTTAAGTCTTGCTGATGGTGGTAACAGCAATTATAATACACGTGAATATGGTGGTTCAACTAGTAATCCTAGAAATTATAGAGGAGGTGGAGGTGGTGGTGGAACTATAGTACGTCTTTATCAAGGATCTACTAACAGTGATATTATGATTGTTGCAGGTGGTGGCGGTGGTGCTGGTGGTAGAGGTGATGATCATACTAATTCTAATAATCAAGGTGGTTCTGGTGGTAATGCAAATGATAAAATGAATGAGACTCAGTACGGAAGAAGAGGATATTACGCAGGAGATACTAGTTACGGATGGCCATCAGGTAATGCAGTATCAGCTTATGATGGTAGCTCAGGTAGTGGTGGTAATGGTGGATCAGGATATTACGCTGGTGGAGGCGGTGGCGGTGGCGGTACTGGAGGCGGTGGCGGTGCTGCTACATGTACTTATTGTGGTGGTCAAGGTGGATCTGGTGGTGGTACATACAGTGAAGGTGGTAAAGGAAGTGCTAATTATAATCAGTCATCAGGTGGCGGTGGTACATCAGAACCTAGTGGTATTGATGTAGTAGGTCCAGGTGGTTCTAGTAATCCTAATGGTAATGGTCATGGAGGCGGTGGCGGTGGAGGATGGGCTGGAGGTGGAGCAGGATATTGGGGTAATGGACAAGGACATGCTGGCGGTGGCGGAGGCGGTGGTGCTTCTTCCTATTGTATAGGCACTACTTATGATGTCAAAGGATTAAATGGTCTTACTGCGAATCCAAGATTTACGTCAGAGCAAAAACCTATGCGTCTTGGAAATCCAGGTGGTGGTAAAGTTTTTATATGGGAAGCAAATAAAGATCCTCTTGGTAAAGAAAGACCAGCAGAGATAACAGCAGATAAAATACAATACTTATGTAGATCTTCAAATGGTGGAGCATCTAATAGTCAACGGTTATATTACATAGGTAGTGCTAGTAATGGTAGTTCTTCTGATGGTGGTGATCCTGATTATACATGTTATAATAGCCATCCTTATCAGACTGCTAATAATAAATGTGATGCAATAGTTATGGAGATTGACGGTACTGGTTTATGGGAACTTCATAGTGTTACTGTTGGTCAAGGTCAAAGTTTTGAATATCCTCTTCCTTACAAACATCAATGTTGGGTACACGTTATAGAAGGAACAGAAACTGGTGGAGTAGGTATCCATACAGAAAAATTTGATGCTAATAATACCACAGGTGATGGGGTTGATGGATGGTATGCACATAGAAGAGCATGTTCTAAACAACAGAATACTAATGATGGTTATATTGAGTTATTCTTTGAGAAACCTGCTGTATTGAATAGAGGGCAGAAATATACAGTAGCACTTGATTGGAGTTGTGGTGGTACAGTTAGTGGTAGTAATCAAGGTGGAATAGCAGGTATGTATAATGGTGCAGTAAGTCAAAGAGCTCTTATAGGTAGTCAAAAGGGTACATGTACTTGGACAAATGTTACTGCATATAATGGTCCACATGGTTTAGGGTCAAAAAATTCTGATAATAGTATGGAAACAAGTATTTCACAGGGACAAATGGTTCACTTTGGAGTAAGGAGTGTTTATGTAGCTCCTACTGGAGGTGGAGGTGGAGGTAGTACTACTTACTATAAAGTTACACAGAACAGTTCATCTGGACACAATTCATATGTAGATTTAGGTGCTAACATGTTTCCATCCAATGCTTATTTACAATATACCGTAGAAGCGTGGTGCAGACCGTTGATAAGTATGAGTGGTGAAGCTTGGGTTGTAGACCAACATCCAACTGGGAGTGGACGGCTAATTATAGGAGCATCAAGTAGCGGCAACGTAGGATGTTTTCATGGGAGTGGGTGGTATTCAGGTAACGCTTCTTTCGGAAACACTACTGATTGGGCTCACATTGCGTGGGTTGCAAACGGTGATGGTTCAGTGACAATTTTTAAAGATGGGGTTAATACAGGAACTTCTGGTACTGGTCAAATTAATACGTATCCCCAACCTAAAAACACTCTATGGGGGCAAGATACTACCTACGGTGGTACGGGAGTTGAGTATAGGGGATTTAGAATTAACTCTAATAGACTTTATACAAGCAACTTTACCCCTCCTAGTATAGAAGGAGGTTTAACTAACATTTCAGGAACAAAAGCTCTTTGGGATGGTTTAACAGGTAGTGCCACAGACGCTTCAGGAAACAACAGTTGGTCTGCAACTAACATGACCTTTTCCCAAGTTTAATGAATCATTTGAAAGTAAAAGACAACGATCATCTCTATCGTGACGTAAACACTGGTGCGATCATAAATACCGATAGGTCTTCCTTTGAGAAATATAAAAAGTCCAAACAGAAATTTCAAAGCATGGAACAAGATTTGGACTATGTGAAGAGTGAGATAAGTGAGATCAAATTCCTACTCAAGCAGATAGTGAAGTCCAATGACAGCAATTCTTAGAAAAGTTGATAAGACCTTTACCTTTGAAGATCAAAGGGTAGAACTTAATGAGTTAGCAGTTGATGTATTTAATCTTCAACAGTCTAATGTAAATATTGTTGTAAATAAAAATAATCCAGGTACTGCTGATCTTACATATGATGCTGAGACTGGTGTATTAGACTACACACCACCAGACCTTAGTAGTTATTTGACAGGATTTACAGAAAGTGATCCTACTGTTCCTGGTTATGTAAAGAGTATTACCCAACAGAATATTAATGATTGGAATGAAGCTCATGGGTGGGGTGATCATTCATTAGAAGGTTATCTAAAAGGAATTGGTGCGTTTAATCTTAATGCACTTCTTGATGTTAAGTATACAGGTACTCCTTCAGATGGAAATGTTATAAGGTGGTCTGATGTTGGAGCAACGGGAGCTGGTTGGTATTTAGATAGCACTTTCGTATCATTAACAAGTTTTGATGTAGTAACATCAAATACACCTAATGCTGGAGGTGCATTAAATTACGATCAACAGACTGGTATATTTGAATTTACACCAGCAGAACAGTATGATTTACCTATTGCTGGTGTTACTGCTGCTGGTACACTTGGTGGAGTTAAAGTTGATGGAACAACAATAACTATAGATGCCACTACTGGTGTTATTAGTGGTGCTGCTCAAGGTACTCAAGTAACTACTGATGATACTCCACCAGCAAACCCTAATGATGGAGATCTTTGGTGGAAGTCAAATGAGGGTCAATTAAAGATCTGGTATCAAGATGTAAATAGTGCTGCTTGGATTGATACAGGAGGTTCTAGAGGTACTGGAACTGGTGGTAGTGGTGGTGGAATAGGTCTTGGAGATCTATCAGTTGTTAAACCTAACCCAACTGCTACTGGTAGTGGTGATGTTACATACGATAGTTCAAATGGTCAGTTTACATATACTCCACCAGATTTAAGTTCTCTAACTATTTCTTGGCAATATGCTGATATTGGTTCTTTCCCAGTTGTAAGTTTTCAGAACGCTGGTGATCTAGCTTATTCACTTGCTAACGAAGCTTTATATTACTCTGATGGTAATAGCTGGACAACAAATAGAATAGTAACAACTAATAGTGGAACTTCTTCAGATTTCCAGACATTACTTTCAAATTATCAGTTATCATATACATTAACCACAGAAGATCATAGTGGTGGTAGTACTACTCAAAATGATGCAAGGAAAGTTATAAAACTTGCTGACAATGAAGGTAATACTAATACATTTGTATTACATGCTTCTACAGGATTAACAATAGGAAAAGCACAGAACCAGTGGAATAAAGATGAAATTACATTAACTGGTATAGTATATGATTATGCAATTTCTGCTGAAGAAGATGCTGCACCCAACGATACTATATTCAAATTAACAGAAACTGTATCTGGTGATACAGATGAGATTAAATTTGCTGGTGCTGGCGGTATATCAATAGAAAGAACTGATGCTAGTACTATAACATTCAGAGCACCCACACAAACGGTGACTCAGTATACTGATGATATGGCAAAGGATGCTGCTGCTACTTCTTTGCTCAATGGTAGTCATACTAATGTGCAGGTTACTTATGATAGTGTTAATAGAGTAGTCAACCTTAACGCCAGTAACAATAATAATGGTGGTGGTAGTGTTACTTATGATCTTCAAGGTGGTAACACAAATTCAAATAATGCTACTATAAATTTAGTACCTAGTTCAGGAGTAACTGATACTATAGAAATTGCTGCTGGAAATAATCCATTTGATTCTACCAGCAATAACACAACTACAATTGATTGGGATGCTAATGATTCTAAGATAACTATTGGAACTACTGCACCTATACAACCAGATTGGTCTCAGACTGATAATACAAAATTAGATTTTATTAAGGCAAAACCAACACTTTCAACTGTTGCTGAGAGTGGTGATTATGATGACTTATCAAACAAACCTAATATACCAGTTGGTATTAATGATCTTGATGATGTTGATACTGTAACTACTGCACCAAATGGCGGTGATGTATTGAAGTGGGTTGCTGCTAATAATAATTGGGAACCTCGTGCTGATGAATCAGGATCAGGTGGATCATCTACTCTAAGTGGTCTTGATGATACTGATATTGATGGTGCTACTTTAGCAAATGGAACTGAGACTGCATTACAGTACAATACAACTACTACTAAATGGGAAAACGTAGCTTCTGCTACTATTCCATCTATAGAAGATAAGCAAGGTGTTAGTGCTACTATTGCTGATAATGACCGTGGTGAATTAGAAATAACTGGTTATCCAGGATATGTTCTTTATAAAATTGCTGTTAGTGCCGAAGCATGGGTTAGAGTTTATTGTGATAATACTTCTAGACAAGCAGACGTTAACAGGAGTGAAGGTAACGATCCTCTTCCTGGTAGTGGTGTGATTGCTGAAGTTAGAACTTACGGATCAGGACTGGGACAATTAATCACACCTGGTGTTATGGGATTTAATAATGATAACCCAAGAGCTAATACAATATACCTATCAATAAATAATAGAAGTGGTAGTGCAGCTGCTATTACCGTAACATTAACACTACTAAAAATTGGGGAATAAAAAATGTCTGTGCGTACTGAACATGTTGATGTATATAATGGAGATACTGGTTGGAACAGAGGTCACGTTATGGACGCTCTGGAAGAAGTATTTGAAAAATTAGGATGGAATTCTGGAACACAAGAAGATGGTGTTCCTGTTGCTTGTCTTGCACCAGGGACAACTACTGCTGATGCACTTCCACATACTAATGAAGATATAAATTATCCAAACAATAGTGATGCATGGACTAAGTGTGGTGGTGGTATGGTTACTGAAGTTGGAAGTGTAAGAAAGTATTATTATTTAACTGATGATGGAACCAGTTATTTATTTGCACCAGAAGCAGTTCCCAATCAACAATGGATTGATACTGCTAATGATAATATAGTATGTAATACTGGAATTCCATTTGAAACAGAAGATGAGGTTGTTTATGCACCTACTGGAGGTATAGGAACAGGAGTAATTCCTGATCTTACTGAGAATGCATCATATTATGTAATTAAAGTTGATGCTGTCACTATGAAATTAGCATCAACTCAAGCAGATGCTGCAGCTGGAGTTGCTATTGATTTAACTAATAGCGTATATCTATCAAGTCCTAAAAGATTTAGAGGAGTAGCTGTAGCAAATCCAACTTTTACTGTTAATGTTGGAGATATATTTGATATCACATTTGGTACTAGTGCTGGAGCAGGTACATTTAATTTTTTAAATACTATAAATGGTTCTGATTATGCTGCTGATAGAGTTTTAAATGCTGACAATTGTAATTCAGGTAGTTCAGTCAAAAATAATCTACCCTTTGGTGATGGTACTGAAGCTTCGCCTTTTACTTGGGGTACTGCTTGGTGGAATCAAACAGAAGATGAACCACCTCACCCTAATAGGACTGATATAGGGTATCAGGGATTACACAGTTACGGATATGCTAGTGATACTGTTGCTACAATGAAAGGAACAGTAATTATTAATCCTTCTCCAACTAGTGCTAGTAGTTATAGGAATTACTATAAATACACGGTCAGTGGAGCAACTGCTGATGCTAATCCAAATAATTCTGGTACAGGAAGAACAGATTTAAAGTTAAGAATACATCGTAATGTTTACAGTACTTATGAACGTGAAGTTTGTGCGATAACAATTCAAAATAAAGCAGTTAACTGGCAGAATGGTGATGAATTTACAATACCTGGTGATCAAATAGGTGGTGCTACTCCTGAGAATGATATTACATTTGGTACTAATCAAGCAGAGCAAACTGCTAATGGTAGCGATGGAACTCCTAGCATTGTAGTAACTAGTTTAGGTGCTGGTAGCAATATGTACCAAAAGCATCCAGATGGTAGATTTGCTATTTTAAGATTAGAAAATGATACTAGATCCGCAACACAAAATGCAGTAACTAAGAATTTTGGAATCACTTACTGGGGATTCTCTATGTCTGATCAATTAGATAGGATCAGATTAAACTGTGGTCCTGATTGGAACTATGTGAATAGACTTGGTACTAATGCTACTGGTGATATTAGTGGTAATGGTGGTAATTCACAACTTGGTTATTTTCATGGTGACATGGGATTAGATGTTCAAAATGGAGCAAATTATTGTTATACATCAACATATACTTCAACAGTATATTTTGATCAATATTATATTGCATACGGATCATCTACAACAAATTATCCATTAAGAATTAATTTCTATGCAGCACAAGCACCAGATGATGATAATTTTGTAGTTATACAATTTACTCAATTAGTTAATCAGAGATATATTCCTTGGTGGACTTTTACTTTACATAAAGGTTTAAATTTTGGTGCAAATGTTTGGGATTTAGATTATGTGTGGAATGGAACAATGACCAACTACAGAACGGGACATATAGATAACTGGAATGGTACAACACACGGTGATTACATTTATACTCAGTACATAACTCCCGATTATTCTTACAGTCCTGGCTCTAGTACTGGACAAGAAGAACCAGTAGTGTGGAACTCAAGAGCAAGAGAAGCTTCTTACGGGTTTACAAGAAACCAAGATGATGAACTAGATTATAGAACATATTATAAATGTAATATAGATTGTAGTTCTTCTTGGAATGAAGCTCAAATACAGACTTATTTTAGAGATAGTGATTTTGATAAAACAGATCAAGCTTGGGATGCTCAGTATAGATGGTTTGAAGGTGATAGAGAAAAAAGACTGGCAACACAGACCGATTATTATAGACCAATTAAAGGAATACCTATAACAAATAGATTTGCACCTTGTCCTTATTATATGCCAGATACTTTTGTGATGATACAAGCTGCTGTACAGCCTGGTAAAACTCATTTTAGGCCAGGTGATATTGTTGAAATTTCTACTTCGGAAAAATATACTGTTATTGTTGCGGATCAAACATTTGATCAAGAAGGATTAGATTGGATTGGTGGTAATACATCTAGAGGAATGTTATTCTGTGCTAGGAGAGCAATCTAATGTTACTACTTTCCCGTAATTTTTCAAGAGATTTTGTAATCAATAATGATTGGACTACCTATCAAGATTTTTCTCCTACATACCCTCTTGAGCATATATTTGACGGTACTACAACATCTTATGCTAGAGGATCGGTTATTGATAGCACAACATCTGTAAAGCTTGATGCTGTTACTTTAACCTCACCTTCTAATTATGTTAAAGGAATAGTAGCAGAGAAATTTGAAGTGTATTGTCCAGGTGCTACTACTGGATATATTGTTACTGGTACTGCTGTAAGTGGTACTGGAACAGCATTGCAAAATGGTGTTACTGCTGATACTTGGTCTGATCTTGATTTTAATGGAGAATTAAAATCTATAGAATTAATTGGTAATAATAGTCAAGCTCCAAGATTAGGTGCTATTAGAATTAATGGTACAACTATCTTACAGGATGATATGATTTTTGTTGAATCACATCATGACCTTACAGGAGATACAGTAGACGGAAATGGGAATCCTATAGATAGAGCAGTTGATGCATTTGATACTTCCAAATATACGTTAGCAACTACTAATAATAATGTTGATCCAATCTTTAGTTCTGTATCTAGAGCTGTAGGAGTACCACCAGAAGGAGCTACTTTTATTTTTAATAAGTTAGGTAGTGCCGTTAGATTCCCTCTACAAGGAAGAAGACCTGCTTATGGTCTTAAATATCCCAGAGGAAACTACAATAAATAACAAAAATAGTGTATTAGAATGGCATTAGATTTTCCAAGTGCTCCAGATCCAGGAGATACCTTTTCAGCTGTCGGAAAGACATGGAAGTGGGATGGAATTACATGGAAACTTGAAGGACTTAATAATGACTATACACTATCAGCACAAGATGGGAGTAGTACTAAAAAACATATAAGGTTATCAAACACAGTTGATACTTATGATGTAACTTTAGTTGCTGGACAAAATATTACTTTGAATAGAAACGTCAATGAGATTGAGATAGTTTCTAGTGGTGGAAGTGGTGGAAGTGGCAGTTCAACTTTTACTGGACTTAATGATACACCATCAACATTTACTGCTGATAAATGGATTAAAGTTAATTCTGCTGGAAATGCTCTTGAATGGGTTAATGAACCAGCTGGAGATAATACAACATACGGATTAGAAGCATCTCAGTCTGGAAATAATCCAATAATACGTTTAGCAGGTTCTGATAATACTGATTCTGATATTACTCTTTCTGCTAGTGGTGGAATAGATTACTCTGTAAATATTGGTACTAAAAATATACAGATTAGTAGTCCTGAGAATATTAGTGATCTTGGTGATGTTAATATTGTTGGACAACCTTCTAATAATGCCATACTGAAATTTAATCTTGCAACACAGAAGTGGATGCTAGGTTCTGATAATGTTTCGGGTGGTGGAAGTGGAGTTGGTAATTTACAACAGGTAACAGATCAGGGAAATACAACTACCAATAGTATAACTACTCAAGGTCTCGCTATGGGATCTTTTGATGGTGCAAATAATAAAATTACATTAGGTGATAATTCTGAGGCTACTTTTTTCTATCAACAATCATCATCGGAATTTATAACACAAGTTAATAATGGAAATGATTGGTTAATACAAATTACACCAAGTGGATCATTTAAGGTTCATGGTTATCAAGCAACAGAGATGATTGTTGCTGGAGATAATGGTACTAAACTATATCATAAGAGTGGTGGAGTTGTTAATCCAGTATCTTCCTTAAGACTTGAAACTACTATTCTTGGAGCAAAAGTAACAGGTGAATTAGAAGCTGGTGGAAACAAGTACCCTATAAGCACAGGGAACCCAAATGAAGTCCTTATGACCAATGGAGCTGGTCAGTTAAGTTGGACAGCTCAAACAGGCGGTGGTGGTTCTACAACCATTAATAATAATGCAGCAGAGAGAGTCATAACAGGATCAGCAACTGCTAATACTTTAAATGCTGAATCAAATTTAACTCTTGCTACTAATGGTACTCTTACACTGACTGGTTCTCTTATTGTTGATAAAGTTAATATTAATGATGAAGTAATTCAATTGTCTGCTGGAACTTCTAATCTAAAAATTAGAGGTAATGGAATTGGAGGTTCTCATCATTTAACTTTAGATGACCATGTATCTGTTGTTGGTAATTTAGAACTTAATGCTGGTGTAAAGGATAAGGATGGACAGTTAGGTACTCCTGGACAAATTCTTTCTTCTACTGGAACTCAATTAGATTGGATTGATGCTCCTAGTGGTGCTACTACTTTAAATGAACTTACAGATGTTAACGTATCCAATGATGCTAATTCAGATGGATTGGTTTTAAAGTATCAACATTCCAGTCAAAAGTGGATTGCTGCTGCTGATTTAACTGCAACAGGTGGTAGTGGTATATCATTAACAGATCTTTCTCGCAGTAATGCAACTCCTAACAATCCTAGTAAATTAGAATATGATAATAGTAATGGTGTATTCACATATACTCCACCAGATCTTACTGATCTTGGTTCCATTAGTGATCATGATGATGTTACTATTAGTGGTCCACAGGCTGGTCAGGTTCTGAAGTATGTAACTGGAACTGGATGGATAAATGATGATGATGCTAGTGGAGATGCAAATGTTAAGTCTGATTGGGATGCAACTTCTGGTGATGCAGAAATTCTTAACAAACCAACTAATGTATCTGAATTCACTAATGATGCTGGATACAAAACTACTGATTCAGATACCACTTACACAATTGATCTTATTCAAAGTGGCAATACTCCAGTAGCAGATGAAGTCAAATTACAATTAAGTGCTGGTGGTTCTGGTAGTGGAACTGATATTATTAGTTTAAAAGCAGGAACTGATATTGAATTTGAGAATTTAAATCCAGGTGGTTCTAGTGAAATTACTATTAAATCTACTGCTGCTAGTAATAATGTAACTAAGTTTACAGATCTAAGTGATACACCAGGAGCAATGTCAAGTGCTGCTGGCATGTACTTGAGAATAAATTCAACTGAGAATGGTATAGAGTATGCTAGTGTAACTTCAGGTGGAGGTGGTCTTCAAAATATTGTAGAAGATACAACTCCCCAGTTAGGTGGAAATCTTGATGTAAATGGAAAATCAATTACTAGTCCTACTGGGACAATGTATATTGATGCATACAATATTGTTTTCAGAGATACTTTTAATGGGTCAAGTAGTTATAAATTTGCAGAATTTAATTATGCTGGACCAACAACAGTAAAACTTTACGGTGGATTAGCAGAAAGATTTAGAACAACTCAATCTGGATGTAAGGTAACAGGTGAATTGGAAGTTACTGGAGATGCTACTGCTAACTTGTTCATAGGTGATCTTCAAGGAAATGCTGATACTGCAACTAATTTGAATACGAGCAGTGCAAGTAAGCAATTATTATATCAGATTGATGGAACAACTACAGGACTGTTACCTGCTGGAACATCAGGATGGATTTTACAAAGTCAAGGTTCAGGTAATGCACCAGCTTGGGTAGAAAATACTGCTAGTGGTAGTTTTACAGATCTTAGTGATACTCCTAGTTCACATGATAATGGTAAGTGGTTAAAATCAAACGGTAGTAATCTTGTTTGGGCTGATGAACCTCAAGGACTTCCACAAGGAGGAGCTTCATTAACTGGAAAGATACTTAGACATGATGGAACCGAATGGGTTATTGCTGATCTAATTGCTGGTGGTGGTATTGATATTGAAACTACTAATAATACCTTCACTATAAATGGAATGCTCGTATTGCAGATGCAATCTTTTTCTGGAACAGGTTATCATTATCCTCACGCAAAAACCAAAGGTTTATTAGTTGTACTTGTTGGTGGTGGAGGTGGATCTGGATCTGCTACAGGTAATTCTTCATTCAGTGCTGGTACTGGTGGAGGTGGAGGTGCTGCTGCTGCTGTTTATTTCTATACTAGAGACCAGTATACAAATGCACAGAACCAAGGTGGATATTATAGTTGTGGAGCAGGAGGAGCAGGAGGAGTTGGTCAAAATGATAATGGGGAAGATGGTGATGAAAGTACTCTACAGGTATCAGGAACTGGACCTACGTTAAGAGCTTCAGGTGGTAAGGGATCTGCTGGAACAGGTCCAGGTAACTATAGTTATGGTGGTGTTGGTGGATCACATCCTTATGGTGGTGGTTCATGGCCACATCACATTTGTTTTGGTGTTGCTGGAGGACATTCAACAGGGTATGGTGCTAACTCTGTAGAAGGAGAACCAGGAATTACTAATGCACCAGGATGTTCTGGTGCTAACTGGGGATCAGGTGGAGGAGGAATTAAAAGTAATAGTGGAAATACAAATAATGGTAACAGTGGTGTTGGTGGACGTATTGACATCTACGAATTCTAGGAGGTATTATGATTGATTATTCAAATAAAGATACTAAAACTTTTGCTGTTGTTAAAGACGGCAAAGTAATAAAAAAAGTTATGCTTGAGAAAGAGAGTGATTACAGTCCTGAGACTGGAGAAACTCTTGTAAATATTCAAGGGCAAAATATTAAAAATGGTTCTAGTTATGATGGAACTACATTTTCATATACACCACCTGGATTTACTAATGAGCAAAATCTTAAATTTCTCAGAGATAGAAGAAATGATTTATTAACAAAGTCAGATTGGACTCAGAGTAGAGATGTGACCTTATCTAATGATTCTGCATGGCAGACTTATAGACAAGCATTGAGGGATCTTCCATCTAATACTGCTGACGCATCAAATCCAACATGGCCTACCGAGCCATCTTAAACTAAATATCAACATAGGGATGGAATAAAGTAATGCCACAGCTGATTAATGTTGCGAAAACCGATACCTTTGAAGAACAAAGGACAAAGATTAATAATCTAGCAGCAGACGTTTATAATTTACAAACTCAATCTGGGGCTACTGCTTTTGTAGCTCTTACAGATACACCTACAACATTCACAGCAGATAAGTGGATACGGGTAGATTCGGCTGGGAGTTCTTTAGAATGGTTTGATGGTATAACAAAACTTAGTGAATTAACAAATGATGTTGGATATTTAACTTCATTTACAGAAACAGATCCTACTGTTCCTGGTCATGTAAAAAGCATTACTACACAAAATATTGCAGACTGGAATGAAGCACATGGCTGGGGTGATCATAGTCAAGCAGGTTATTTAACTACAGATTCAGATACCACATACACAATTGATCTTATTCAAAGTGGTAATACTCCAGTAGCAGATGAATTTAAATTACAATTAACTGCTGGTGGTTCTGGTAGTGGAACTGATATTATTAGTTTCAAAGCAGGAACTGGTATTGAATTTGAGGGTTTAAATGCAAATGGTTCTGATGTTACTATAAAATCTACTGGTGGTGGAAGTGGTGCAACAACACTTGCTGCTTTAACTGATACCACAATACCTGGAACTATTACAACTGGTCATGTTCTTAAGTGGGATGGAACTACATGGGGTCCAGCACCCGACTCAACATCTAGTAGTGGTAGTGGAATTGCTCTAACAGATATTAGTGTTGTAAAACCAAACCCTGCTGCTTCTGGAAATGGTGATATTACTTATAATAATGTAAATGGTCAATTTACATTTACTCCAGCAGATGTACCTTCTAATTTAAGTCAACTTACTAATGATGTTGGATTTATAACTGGATATACAGAAACAGATCCTACTGTTCCATCTCATGTAAAGGGTATCACTGCACAACAAGTAACTAATTGGGATGAAGCTCATGGATGGGGTGATCATTCTACCGAAGGTTATTTAAAAGGAATTGGTTCTCTTAGTATTGGTGCTCTTTCTGATGTTGATACAACTGGTGTAGCAAACAACAAAATTCTTAAACATAATGGAACCTCTTGGGTAATAGCAGATGATAATGCTGGTAGTGGAGGTACTACAATAAATTCTTTAGGTGATATTAATGATGTATCTATTAATAATGTTCAAGGTGATCAACTTTTAAAGTGGGATGGTAATAATTGGATTAACTTTACTTCTGGTTACTTAACTTCATTTACAGAAACAGATCCCACAGTACCTGCTCATGTAAAGAGCATTGGTTCAGCTGATATTAGTAATTGGAATGATGCTCATGGATGGGGTGATCATAGTACAGAAGGATACTTAACTACAGAATCTGATCCTACTGTTCCATCTCATGTGAAGGGTATTACTACTGGAGATATTAATAGTTGGAATGCTAAGTCTGATGTATCAGCATTAAATGATCTAAGTGATGTTAATACAAGTGGTGTAGGAAATGGCAAGATTCTTAAACATAATGGAACTTCTTGGGTAATTGGAGATGATACTACAATTAATACTCTTAACGATATTGGAGATGTTAATGTTGGTACTACTATAACTGATGGACATGTTTTAAAATGGGATAATACTAATACTCAATGGGTTGCAGCAGCAGATTCTAACACTACTTCTAACACATATGTTACATATCTAAATGGACAACCTAGATGGTCTGAACAAACAGCAGCAAATAGTTATCAAGAGGTTATAAGTTATCAAACAGCTACTAATACTGGACCTGGTGGAGTTGATTTGTGGGCTTTATGTGATGGTAATGGTGGAACATATGTGAACATGGGATGTGGTCATGCTGACATGAGTTATCTGTGGTTATCACAATCTGCATTAACAGACGTAATTAAAATTACAATTGGATTTGATGGTCATGGTTGGATAGGATATGGTAGTAATAGTGGAATAAGCGGTGACTCTGCTAATATGTTGAGAGTTGATAATGGACAAGCTTATGGTGCTAATGGAGTTACAGGTTCACCTACAGAAATTATACTATATGATAATAGTACACCAATATACAGTGGTCAATTACAAACTCTAACATTTGTTGAATATCCAGATGCAAATGGTACTGGTGGTAGTAACAGAGGTCCAGGATCAAGATGTCATGTTTATTACTTCAAGATTACAAGATCAGTTGATAATGTTTTAACTGAAATTACATATACTCCTACTAGTGCAGGTGGTGGAGGAGGTATTTCTCTATCAGATCTTGCTGTTCTAAAACCAAATCCTACTGCTAGTGGAAATGGTGATCTAACATATAGTAGTATTAATGGTCAGTTTACATATACTCCACCAGATTTATCAGGTATACCCAATGCTTCCAAGATAGCACAATGGGACGAAGCACATGGATGGGGTGATCATAGTACTGAAGGATACTTAACTTCATTTACAGAAACAGATCCTACTGTTCCATCACATGTAAAGAGTATTACTCAAGCAAATATTAATACATGGAACTCAGCTTTAACTTCATATACAGAAACAGATCCTGTTTTTGTTGCTTCTGCTGCATATAATATTAATTCATCACATATTACTAATTGGGATACTGCTTATGGATGGGGTGATCATAGTACAGAAGGATACTTAACTTCATATACAGAGACTGATCCTACTGTACCTAGTCATGTAAAGAATATTACTGCACAGGATATTACTAATTGGAATAGTGCAGGATCTTCTGGAATTACTTTAGCAGAAGCTAGACAAGGATTATCAATAAATGGTACTAACGGATCTGCAACTGCTACAGGTGGAATTTCTTATGATGATTCAACAGGTATCTTCACATACAGTCCACCAGATTTATCAGGTATACCTAATTCTTCTAAGACAGCACAATGGGATACTGCTTATGGATGGGGTGATCATAGTACTGAAGGATACTTAACTTCATTTACAGAATCTGATCCTACTGTTCCATCTCATGTAAAGAGCATTACTTCAACTAATATTGCTGATTGGAATGAAGCACACGGATGGGGTGATCATAGTGCTGCTGGATACTTAACCAGTTATACAGATACTAATACATTGTATACGCTTGGTTGGGATCATGGCCATGCAGGAAATAATAGTAGTTCTATATCATTACAACCAATTGGTTCTGGATCAGGTTATAAGATAAACCTAATAGGTGGTACTAATATAACACTTACTGGTAGTGGTTCTAATGTTACTATAGCATCTACTGCTGGTGGTGGAGGTGGTATTTCACTAACAGATATTAGTGTTGCTTCACCACACCCTGCTGCTTCTGGTAATGGTGATCTTTCTTATGATGCTAGTAATGGAGAGTTTACTTATACTCCAGCAAATGTACCAACAAATGTAAGTCAACTTACTAATGATAGTGGATTCGTGACTAGTGAATCCGATCCTGTATTTTCATCACATGCTGCTAGTAATGTAACAACGACTAAGATCTCTAATTGGGATACTGCTCATGGATGGGGTGATCATAGTCAAGCAGGTTATCTAACTTCTGCACCATCTTCAGGAGTTCCTTCTGGTACTATTGTTATGTACAACAGTGGTAGTGCTCCTTCTGGATGGGCTGTGTGTGATGGATCAAATGGAACACCTGATTTAAGAGGTAGATTTATTGTTGCTGCTGGTGGAAGTTATAGTGGTACTGGTGGTAGTGCTGATGCAGTAGTTGTATCTCACGGTCATGGATATTCATCCTTTAGTAGTACTGGAGATCATACTCATAGTGTAAGTCAAAGTAGTACTAATGTAAGTAACCAAAGTAACCATACTCACCCTGCTGGAAACTATTCTGTAAGCAATGCTAGTGGTGGATCACATTCTCATTCAGTTGATTTTGATACAGATGAAGGTGGAAGTCACACTCACCATGCTAACATAAGTGGTACTACAGATAACCAAAGTGCTAACCACACTCACACATTAGATACTACTGGTTCTGGTTTTGGAGGAGGAGGTCACAGTCACACCCAACCAGCATACCCACCGTATTTTAGCGGTGAGGATAGTGAAACTGGATGGGGTTATTCAACTGCATGGAATAGTTTAGGTGTAAGAAATATTGCTACTGGTGGTGGAAATCACAGTCATAGTCTTACACATGCTACTTTAGGAATTAGTGAAAACCACACTCATTCATTGAACTGGAATGTTCTTACAAGTCCACCTTTGACTTATAGTTATCATGATCATGGATTAAGTGGTAATACAAGTAGTGAAGGTACTGGAAATCATGATCATCCTTTCAGTGGTAGTAGTGGTGGTGGAGGTTCACATAGTCATAATATTACTATGAGCTTTACTGAAACATCTACAGGAGATCACACACATAGCTTTAGCATAGATAATGAAGGTCAGTCTGGATCAGGTAAGAACTTACCACCATACTACACACTCACCTATATAATGAAGTTGTAATTGTAATGTGAAAAAAGAATGGTATCATCATTTCCATCGTGCTAATAGTGGATTTCATGGTAATTGGGCTATAGATAAATGGACTATTACAGAGACTCATTATCTTTTCATGATGGATATATTACATTTACTTACAGATGATGTAATACAATCAATTAGTTTAAAAGATATTGCATGGAAAGATAAACATTTATTCCCTTTGCCATGGCCAAAAGAGGATCTTAGGTATGATGCAGCAGATACAAAATATCCAGGTATAATACTAAGTAATGCTTTTAATCCATTTGATAATAAGTATCGTATGGTTGACGGTAGACGTAGAATAGTTAAGATGTTACTTGAACAAAAAACTGAAGGTTTGTTTTATGTTCTTGATTTTAAAGATGTAAAACAGTTCTTCTTAAAGGAAGATGATGATGTAGTGAAAGAAAGAAGAAATTATGAATTTTCATCCTGATATAAATTTTGATTCTTTTATAAAGATTCATGATAATGCATTGACACCTGATTTCTGTAAGCACGTATGTGACAGAATAGAATCTGATACTAGAAAGTCTTTGGGTGTTATGGGAAGAGAAAAGAAAAAAGATATAACAAAAAAGACTTCACTTGATTTACGTATTAGTTCATTACCTGATTGGGAAGAAGAAGATAATACAATATACAAATCAATGTCAAAATACGTTGATAGTTACAGAGATGATTTAAAAGAGTCTACTGGATTTCCATATAAAGTCGCAGATAATGAGGACTTTTATTCTGATTCTGGGTATCAAGTTAAGGTATATGATTCTGATGGATTCTATGATTGGCATGATGATTATCAAATTGATAACCAAAATGGAACTAGATTATTAACTTGTATTTGGTATTTGAATGATGATTTTGATGAAGGCGAGACAGAATTCTTTAATGGAACTTTAATCAAACCGAAGACAGGAAGATTACTTATATTTCCTGCAACTTGGATCTATATTCACAGAGGACGTACTGTTCTTAATGGAAAAAAATATATAGCGACTGGTTGGTATTTTCACAAATTCCCTAAATAAAAAAAAGTATTACCGAGTATTGATATGACTGATGAAGTTCATCAAAATTGGATTAAGATAAAAGAAGCAATGGAAGCACAGGAAAGAGGTTTACATACTGATTTTTATAAAAGAGCTTGTACATGTGCTTTGAGAAAAGTTGATCCTGGTATACCTGGATACGATGAATACTATAATCATTTTATGACCTCTTTGGGAATCACCTAAATATTATTACACATTATCTTTTTTGATTACAATGGATCCAGCAAATTTACGTGTTGAATTTGAAAAACAAATTAAAGATGCTGATGGAAAAATTGCAGCAGCAGAAAATACTTTAACTCAATTAAAAGAGTATAAAACTAAACTTCTTGGTGGTTTAGAAACCTTGGATATTTTGGATCCAAAAGAAGAAACTGCACCACCTGCACCACCAGCAACTTCAACTGAATAAATACAAAATAGTCTAGGTAAGTAAATGGCAGCAATCCCCTTAAATCTATTATTGGAAAAAGGAACGGATTTTGATGCCACCTTTAATATCCAAAATGAAGATAACACAACACCTCTTAACCTGACTGGTTATACAGCAGCTGCTAAGATGAAACGTAGTTATTATTCAACAACTTCAACAGATTTTATTGTTGATTTTGTTGATCGTTATAATGGTATATTAAAAATTAGTTTAACCAATACTAGTACTTCTGCATTAGATCCGAGACGATATGTATATGATATTGTTTTGACATCTCCGCAAAGTATTAAGACAAGAGTTATAGAAGGTATACTTGAAGTAACTCCTGGGGTGACCTGATGCCAAAGTATAATGTATCAGTAAAATCTTCTAATTATCAGGTTCTTTCGGAACCTCAGAAGAAATATAATGTTGGGGTTAATTATGAAATACCTAGTAAGTATCTCCAATATGGTAATGAGATACTCAATACTTCTAGTTGGATATTTAACGGAACCAATGTAGGGTTTCCTTTAATTGATCCAACAGGTGATCCATACACTCCCATTAATGATCAACAATTAATTGTTTGTATTAATGGTTTAGTTCAAGTTCCTGGTATTGATTATAGTACTAGTGGAACCAATTTAATTTTTACTAATGCTCCTGGATCTACAGATACAGTATATGTTGTAGGTCTCTCTACAACTGCTGACCTTACAAGAACAATTAACTTTGTTGTTGATGCTGGTTCCGCACCTATGTCACAGGGAGTTAAGGGTGATATGACATTAGATGTCACTGGTAAAATTATCAGTTGGACTTTAATTGCAGATCAAGAAGGTCAAATACAATTTGATATTAAGAAATCTGATTATACAAATTTCCCCAATTTCTCTTCTATTTGTGGTAGTGAGAGACCACAGTTAGGAGACATTAGTACAGGGTCAGAACAAAGAATAAATAAGAATACAACTATTTCATCTTGGAGTCCCACTCTAAATTCTGGAGATATTCTACAGTTTGAAATTGTGTATGCCCTAAATATACAGAGGTGCGTAGTATCACTGAAGCTCGCACTGTAATATTATTATAAATAAGTTCATATAGGAAGAAAACACGAGGAGTTAAACTTAAATGGCACTGCTAGTTACCGACCAGGGTGAGATTGATTCACTCCGCACGTTATTAAACTCAACACATCAAATACCAAGGAACTTGGTTTTGAAACTCTACACAAGTAACACCACTCCATCTGAGTCGGATGTTCCTTCGGCACTAAATTATTTTGAACCATACAACGCAAGTAATGCTAGTGGTTACGGTTCTGCACCTACAACTGGTTATCCAGAAGTAGAAAATAATAGAGTGGAAGAAGATCAAGATTTCAGTCAACAGTACGGTATATTACTTAATGGTAATCGCTGGAGTATTGACACCACTGTTGCTGCTGCACATACTACAACTGCTGATGGTACTTCTGGTACTTATTCTATCACAGTACAAGATGCAAGCGATATTAAGAAAGGAGACTATGTAGAAGGTGCTGGTGTTCCTACAAACACTTATGTTGTTGATATTCAAGGATTGGTTCTTGAAATTAGTCAACAGTTAACTGCTGCTCTATCTACAACTGCTGTTTCATTCGGTAGAGGTCGTTCTACTGCTTCCTATCCTGAGAAAGTTTTCACTTTTGAATCTGCTGCTGGTGATGTTTACGGTTACTACTTAGCACGTGCAAATAACATGCCTGTAACAATACAGGGTGTTGTTGATGCAGCTGCAGCTTCTGCTGGTACTCAAATCACTAAGACTGGTACTAAGGGTGTTATCGGTAACAACTATATTAACCTTCTTGATGTTGATGTAACTCCATCAATTACTGCTGGTTCTTCTGGCACATTTGAAATTGCAGTTGATTCTGCTACTGGTATTGCTGCTGGACAACGTGTATCTGGTACAGGTATTGCTTCTGGATCAACAGTTGTTGGTGTTTCTGGCACAACAATTTATTTAAGTAAGGCACTTACAGGTGCTGCTTCTGGTACTGCTACATTTAAAGTTAATGTTGCAGAAGACCTAACTCCAGGAATGGCAGTTTCTCAGACAGCAACTCCAAATGGTATTGCTGCTAATACAACAATTACTGGTATTGACTATGAGACTGTTACTGGTGAGATTGGACCTCGTGTTTATCTCAGTGAACTGTTGGTAGACAACATTCAGGTATCAAATGGTAACGATGCTGTTAAGTTTGATTTCTCTAAAGTAACAGCTACAGCACATGCTTTAAATCCAGGCGATGTTATTTACATTGCACAAGGTACTTCAAGCACATTACCTGCTGCTCATTACACAGTATTTGAAACACCTGATGCTGATACATTCACCACAACTCCAGCACTTTCTGGAACAGGTGATGCTACTCTGTACTCAAGTATATTTTTCGCAGAAAGATTTACAAATGGTCCATACGCCATTCAGAACAATGGTGACCAAATCAAGGTTACTCTAAACGTCAGCCTAGACTGATTATACATAGAGTACACCCAGTCTATATTCTTTACTTTGTGGGGGTTGCATTTTGCAATCCCCTTTTTTATTGACTTATGTTCTACACCTACGAGTCAGGAGGAAGAGTCTCTAGACCTATAAGTGATTATAGGTCTGAGGTTTTGTCTGGCTCGTTTGCTGCTAGAGGTTTAGAAAGTTTTAAATTCAATCAAGGTCCAGCAGTACCACTCAGTGATATTAGTGGTACTCTTGCACAGTACGCAGATCGTAGTATATACAATCTTTCAAGTCAGAGATCAGGACTAGGAGTATTAAGTGGTGCTCAGACATCACAACAAGATGTACCACCAGGATATGTTTTACATCAACCAGGTCCAATCTACTCATGGACAACTGATGAACTTGGTGGTAACTCTGATGATAATCGTATATTCATACCAGCACCAAGTAGAATATTATTCTTAAACAATGCTGAAGAAACTAAGTCATATAGTTATCATCCAGCAGTTATTGATCTGTATACCGAAGTTGACTTCGGATTAATAACTGATAATGCTGGTAATAATACAAGTAATAATGGTTTAGTTACAGACCTCAATGCAACATTAGTTGATTATGGTCGTGTTGTATATGTAACGACTGTAGAATCATTTGGATTTAGTAAGACACTTAATGCTGCTTCATGGAAGGCAACTAGTGCATGGGTAGGTTCGGGTAGATTAATATCATTTGGTAAGCAGACATCTCCTGCCGTATACGGTACTATCACTGATGGTAAGGTACGACTTAGTGGTACTGCGGATGTTGACTATTCTCCTGCCATTGACGGCAGGGGAATTCTTCCGCTACAAGGAAATTCTATCATTGGAATTGCTGCTGCGATTGAAGGATTTGGAAGTCTTAGGAAGTTCTCTGGTTCTTCTGAATCTCTTACAGTTAATCCAGATGAGAGACAGATGTTGTTCTCGTTCACTGGTGAACGTATTGAGAAAACAACAAATATTCATATTGGTTCTGGAAGAATTAGAAATCTTGCCACACTTGAGGCAGAGAGAGGAACCTTTGATTATATCGGATCTGGTGAGATTACAATAAGATCTGATAAGTCAGATCAATATAAATTAGAAGACATTGCTGATTGGATACTTGAAGACATCAAGGGTAGACCTCTTGCAAGTATTAAGTACGAACCAGCAGACGAGAAACATACAGAAGATTATAATGAATCTGCTGTTGTCAGATTTACAGAACGTGACTACGGACTACTTGCAATCTGTTCTGTTGAAGAAATTGTAGTTGGTGATATATCTGGTCAAGGAACTGGATGTATTACCAAAGTTGAAATTGGTACAACAGCGAGAGTTGTATCTGGTCAAACTTATCAACCTGGATTGCCATCCAACAGTGCTACCAACTTTGTTGATTGGGGATCTGTTACTGAAATCGCATCCATGCGAGAGGATGGTGGTTGGATTCTTAACCACACAGATCTCATTCCGTTTGGTGGAATTAAGATTGATCCTCATAATGGTTGTGCCGATAAGTTCCTACCTAGTTGGACAAGTCGTGGTTACATCAGTAAGCTTAGTGGTGTTGCACGAGTACCACTTGATGTTGGTGTACGTGGTAGTGGTGGATGGAAATACTTTGGTGCTTCTATTACCAACTTTGCTTTACTACAACCAGGTGACGGACTCTTTAGATTCTATAGTAGAAGTGCAGTTGGAATTAGTGCTACTACTAGTGGTGACGGTAGATTCTCTACATTCTCTGGTGGTGCTGAGTCTGCTACCTTTAATCCAACAGAGACACAGATGTTATTCTCCTTCACTGGAGCATACACAGATCTCAGATTTACATTTGGTACTTATCATGGAGATGGTCGTCTCTTCAATGTCTCTGGTGGAGAAGAAAGAGGAACCAATTCTTATGTTGGATCTGGTGAGATTAAACTATTATCCAGAAAACCAAAACTCATTGAACCTTCAGATGAGAAGCATACAGAAGATTACAACTTCAGTTCGTTTGTTCCATCAGTAGATCTTGATTATGGATTTATTGTTGATCCTTCCCTTGTAAGTTGTGTTAATGTCCCAATGGTATGGGATATTACTACCAACACAACAGCAACTACTGGATGTACTAAAGTTCCTGGTACTTTATCAGTAAGTGCCACATATAGTATTCCTATTAATACAACAACACCAACATCCTACACAGATCTTGGTTCTGTTTCTACTATTGCAAGTCCATCCAATAATTACGGTTGGATACTTGGAACTCATGCTCACGGTATACCATTTGGTACTGTTGCTGATATTACTGGTGTTGGTGAGACTCCAAGAGTATTCAATGAAGTTGGTGATGGAAGACTATTCAGACTTCGTGGTGTTGCAAGAGTTCCATTAGATCAAAAGATTTTTGGTGGCGGTCTCTTCAAACCTCAAGGTGCATCTATTACCAACTTTAGTTTACTTGCTATTGGTGACGGACATATCAATGGAATGTCTGGTGTTGCAACTTACAGCTTCCAAGTTGAGCATCTTGGTGACGGTAGATTCTCTACATTCTCTGGTGGTGCTGAGTCTTCAACATGGAATCCAACTGAGAAGCAAATGCTATTCTCCTTTACTGGAGGATATACAGATCTCAGCTTCACTCATGGTACATGGCATGGTTCTGGAAGAATTAAGAACTTTGCTACTCTTAGAGCAGAAAGAACTTCTTATGATTATACAGGTTCTGGTACTATTCTCACATGGAACAAACTTGAGGAAGCAAGAACTTACTGGTACAACTGTAGTTCTATTGTTGAATTCCAAGATCTTGATTACGGATTCCTTGTTGATCCATCAACAATACCTGTTACATCTCTTACTACTCAGACAATATCTGATGTTACTGCACCAACAGGACACGTCAGAGTTGAGCAAGGTGAAGTAGTAACACTTGATGGAACTTATTCTGTTCCTTTACAGACTACTACTGCAACTGAGTTTATTGATCATAACATTCTTCTTGAGTCAGAAGATCTATTACTTGATCATGGTCATATTCTGGATACCGTGGCGATGGGTCAGCCAGCATGTATCTATGGTGAGATTGACATTACTGGTGCTGCTCCTTCTGCGACAGTAGTTAATGAAAGTGGTGATGGAAGACTGTTCAGACTTAGAGGTGTTGCAAGAGTTCCACTTGATGCTAAGGTAATTACTTACGGTCTCTTCAAGCCTGGTGGTGCTTCCAAGACTAACTTTAGTCTACTTGCTATTGGTGATGGACATATCAATGGGTTATCTGGTGCTGCAACACACACCTTCCATGTTGAACATCTTGGTGACGGTAGATTCTCCACGTTCTCTGGTGGTGCTGAGTCTGCTACCTTCAATCCAACAGAGACAGAGATGTTATTCTCCTTCACTGGAGGATATACAGATCTCAAGTTTACTCATGGTACATGGCATGGTTCTGGAAGAATTAAGAACTTTGCTACTCTTAGAGCAGAAAGAACTTCCTATGATTGGATTGGTGATGGTGAAATTACAATTAGATCTAATAAGCCTGATCAGTATACACTTGAGGAACTTGCTAAGACTCAATTACTTGAGATTAGAAATGTCAATCTTGGTGATCTTAAGTACGAACCATCAGACGAGAAGCACACTGAATGTTATAGTCCTGATTCACTTGTTGAATTCTTGGATGTTGATTACGGATTCCTTGTTGATCCATCAACAGTATCTGTTACAACACTCAATAGTCAAACTATTACATCAGATATTACTGCTCCAACAGGACATGTTAGGGTTGAGCAAGGTGAGACAGTAATACTTGGTGGAACTTATTCTGTTCCAATACAGACTACTACTGCAACTGAGTTTATTGATTACAATATTGTCAATGAAACTGAGGATGGTCTTTGGGATCATGGACATATTCTTGACACCGTTGCAATGGGTTACCCATTCGGTGAGATATATGTCAAGGGTACTGCTACTGCTGTCTTCCAGCCTAACTGGGTTGGTAGTGGTATTGTTAGAGTTGATAATGCTGCTCATGCTAACTTCTCAGTTGGTTATATTGGTTCTGGTGATCTATTCTCATTCAATGGTTCTTCTGATACACTCAGTGTTTCTGTTGAAGGTGGTGGTCTATTCAGTGTTAGTGGTACTTCTCCATATGCTGTTGGTATTGGTGTTGTTGGTGAAGGTTCACTCAGGAAATTCTCTGGATCTGCTGAGTCTGTTACCTTCAATCCTGAAGAGAAGCAAATGCTCTTCTCCTTCATTGGAACTTCTGGAGATCCAAGTATTACACTGGCACATGAAGGATCAGGAAATCTATTTGCGTTTGATGGTAGTGGTGAAAGAGAGACAAATGCTTGGTATGGTTCTGGTACAATTACATTGCGTTCCAGAAAACCAAAACTTACAGAACTTTCTGACGAGAAACATACAGAAGTCTATGATCTTGGTGTTTGTCATGACCCTGAAGAACTTGATTACGGATTCCTTGTTGATCCATCAACAGTATCAATTACACCTCTCACTACTCAGACCATTACGTCTGATATTACTGCTCCAACAGGACATGTTAGAGTTGAACAAGGTGAAGTAGTAACACTTGGTGGAACTTATTCTGTTCCAATACAGACTACAGTACCTACTGAATTTTGGGATAATTATCTTGTTGCTGAGACTGAAGACGGTCTTTGGAATTACGGTTGGATACTTGACGATACTGGTAAGGATTGTCCGTTCGGTCAGATTGGTGTTATACGTGGTGATGCAATCACTGCTGAGATACAAGTATACACCTTTGTTGCTACTGGTGAGAGTGAACATAAAGTTCATGGTATTAACATTGGTGGTGATGCATTCATCTTCGTTCCTCCAGCATGGAACTCTCCAGGTGATCCACCACTTGATGTTACTGGTGATGCAGATCCTACTCTCACACGTATTGCTATCTTTGATGGTGGTTCTTTATTCGGATTGGGTGGAGCTGCTGAATGTACAACTATCGTACCTCCAACTGAGGATGTTCTATTCAGGTTCATTCCTGGTCCGTTTGATAGATGGACAACATACGACTGGCAACCTAGTTGGGTATCCAAAGGTGGAATTACTCTTCCAGCAGGATTTACTGATACTCGTTATGTACCACATGTTATTGGTTCTGGTACATTCAGGAAGTTTGCTGGAGCAGCAGAATCTATTACCTTCAATCCAGAAGAGAGACAACTTCTATTCTCCTTCACTGGTGAACATCAGGTCAGCTTCACTGCTAATCCTCCAGAGGATACAGCAAGAATCAAGGTTGGTAGTCTTGCAGATACTAGATTTATTCCTAAGTATCCAGGTTCTGGTGAAATATATCTTACTGGTATTGCTAAGACTCATTGGGTTCCACATATTATTGGTACTGGATTTATTCCAACATTCTCTGGAGCAGCAGAATCTATTACCTTCAATCCAGAAGAGAAGCAAATGCTCTTCTCCTTTGTTGGAACAAGAGAAGCAGAGAAGTTATCTGTTGCAACAACTGGATTTGGTACTCTACGTCTTACTGGAGAATCTACTCAGTTACTTACATTTGCAGAGCAACCATTTGGTACAATACCTGTATCTGGAGAAGCAAAAACTCATTATGTACCAAGTGTTGTTGGTTCTGGTACATTCAGGAAGTTTGCTGGAGCAGCAGAATCTATTACCTTCAATCCAGAAGAGAAGCAGATGCTCTTCTCCTTTACAGGAGCAGGATCTCAGACTACGACTGTTGTTCCTCCAGAAGGATTTGGTACTCTCTTTGGATTCAGTGGTGCATCTATCACAACCAGATCTGCATACGAAACACAAGGTCTGTATCAGATCAGTGGCGATGGTCATATTACTGCATCTATCTTACATATTGGTTCTGGTACATTCAGGAAGTTTGCTGGAGCAGCCGAGTCTCTTACAGTCAACCCAGATGAAAGACAACTTCTATTCTCCTTCACAGGAGCAGGGTCTGAATCTACTAGTGTTGCTGAGATCAAACAGGTTGAAGTTGATATTACTGGAAAGGCAGATCCAGTTCTCAGAACATTTGCTTGGCATGGATCTGGAACAATCTCTGTTACTGGAGAAGCCAAAACTCATTATGTACCACATGTTATTGGTACTGGTTACATTCCAGTATTCAATGGTGCTGCCGAGTCTCTTACAGTCAATCCAGAAGAGAAGCAAATGCTCTTCTCCTTCACTGGAGAGAAGGAAGAAAGAATTCTTGTCAGAGAAGTCAGTCAAGGTGGAACACTCAAACTCCTTGGTACATCTGGAGATCCATTACTCACATTTGCAGAGCAACCATACGTTCAGACGAAGATCAGTGGAAAAGTTTCCTTCACTGTTCATCGCAGTATATTTGGTTCTGGTACACTTTATGCATTCTCTGGTGCAGCAGAAGCAACTGCCATTGTACCAGATCCAAGTACAATTCTCTTCCAGGCATACGGAGAATCAGAATTCAGAATTACACGTTCTTACGTTGGTTCTGGTACTCTCAGAAAAATCAGTGGTGCTGCGGAATCTGTTACATTCAATCCAGACGAACAGCAAATGCTGTTCTCCTTCACTGGAGCTGGTACACAGTCCAAGACTGCGAGAGAAATTGGAACAGGAACCCTTACTACAACTGGAGAAGCTGGAGTTCTTCTCAGATTCGCACACACTGGAGAAGGTACAATATCTCTCAGTGGAGATGCTCATACAACCAGAGCAAGAGACTTCGTTGGATTTGGTACAATTCCAGTTCTTACTGGTGCTGCGGAATCTATCAGCTTCAACCCAGAAGAAAAACAATTATTATTCTCCTTCCACGGAAAACGAATTTCCGAGAAGATTACCGCAAGAGAACTCAGTCAAGGCGGTACTCTCGTTGTTGGAAGTACATCAGGCGATCCACTACTTACATTCGCAGAGCAGCCATATGTTCGTCTTGATATCACAGGTGACAGTTATGACATTCGCACTCGTGCATATCAAGGATCTGGAAGAATATCCAATGTCAATAATCTTGATGAAGCATTTGCTCGTACTCCATACATCGGTAGTGGTATTGCAACAATTACTGGTGATGCATTCGTACAAGTACAACTATTCCAGCCACCACACGTACAGGTCTGGATTATATAATACATAAATAACTTTGAGAAAACTATGTGTATAGTTGAATGACAACTCAGGTACAATTTAGAAAAGGTACTACTGCGGAACATGCACTTTTTACAGGTGCAAATGCTGAAATAACAGTTGATACCGAAAAGAAAACTGCTGTTGTACATGATGGTTCGGACATTGGAGGATTTGAACTCCAACGTGCAAGGTGGGAAGTAGTTAATACATCAGGAAATATTTCCTGTGGAGTAAGATATTTGATTGACACCAGTACTGGTGCTTTAACTTTTAATATGCCATATGAATCTTCAGGAGTGGTTCCTCATGTAGGAGACATGATTGAGATGACTGATTTTAAAGCAACATGGGCTATAAATAATGTTACGTTGACGACTAATGGAAACAATCAACAGTTTTTGAATAAGTTCGGTAATACCGATCCCACATTCGTTCTTGATGTTGCTGGTTTATATGTTCAATTTGTTTGGGACGGAACTTACTGGAGGATCATGTCATGAGTTTATATCTGAGTGCAAGCACTGCAACACAAGAACAAAATGTTGCAAATTCAAATGACTTTACTGTCCATGCTCTGAGAAGAGATAAGGATGGTTTACTTCATTATACTCAAGCAAGATCTACAGAAGATGTAGTTTATGATTTTCATCGCACAGACGGTGAAGAATATACAGATTTTCTTCAAGGTGTTGAATACGTAGAAGCAGGAAGTGTCATAAGGACACATACCTTTGCTGTTGGTGATCAAGGAATGGATTACTTGATTACTGGTAGTGATAGGAAAAACTCTTTTAACGGATATGTTAATCCAACATTAACAATACACGTTGGAGACACAATAGAATTTGTAGTTAATACACCTGGACATCCTTTGGTACTAAAGACTGTTCAGGGAACTGGGGCTACAGACCTCGTTGTCGGTGCTACTAACCAAGGCACTATTAACGGCACACTAACTTGGACTCCAGATTCAACTGGATCTTTTTATTATCAGTGTGAATATCACAATATCATGTATGGAATATTGAATGTTGTTAATCAAGAAAGATCATATACAAATGATCCAGATGATAAATATCAACAGTTCAGGTTTGATTTCAGACGCTTGACTTATTTTATTGATGATGATGGTTACTTAGTCGCAAGACTAAATAAAGATTATGATCACACAACAAACGGACCTAAGTAGGGATTTTAACAAATGGCAGATTTTAGACTCGGCAGACTGAAGTTTAAGTGGCGTGGCGATTGGGCTGGCTCCACTGCTTATGTCATTGACGATATCGTCAAGTACGGTGGTTACACATATGTGTGTACAACCAATCACACATCATCAGCAAGCGAAAGTCTCTTTTATGGTGATATAGCCAAATGGGATGTTCAAAGTGAAGGTAATGAAAATAAAGGAGATTGGCAAGCCAACACTTGGTATAAACTTGGCGATGTAGTTAAGTTTGGTAATACACAATACCTCACTAGTGTTGCTCATGATTCTGGTGCTTCTTTTGATTCTACTAAGTTTACCGTTTACTTAGAAGGTCTGAATTTTGAAGATACTTGGACAGCAAGTAACCCTTATCAGAAGGGAGACATTGTAACTTATAGAGGTTACAGCTACATTAGCAAGACAACACATACTAGTACTACTACTCCTAATGACGATACAACAAATTGGGATGTAATTACTACTGGTTTTTCTGCTCAAGGTGAATACAATTCTGGAACAACATATGCCCCAGGTGATGTTGTAAGGTTTGGTGGTAATACATTTGTAAACAAAGTAGGTGGTGTAGGATCAGATCCTACAAATACTTCCGACTGGGATCTTATTACAGAAGGATTCAATTGGTTAGGTGGTTGGGATTCTGCAACTGTATACCAAATAGGTGACGTTGTTAACAGAAACTCAAACTCTTATGTTTGTAAAGCATCTGCTGTAACTGGTGCTTCTACTGCTCCTGAGTTAGATCCAGGTGGTACATATTGGAACTACGTTGCACAGGGTGGTGACACTGCACAGGTTCTCCAAGAGACTGGAGACATGCTTTATCAAGCAGCATCTGGTGTTAATAGAATTGCACTTCCATCTGGAGCAACAACTTCTAACACTGCTGCAACTAAGCACACAATTACTACTGCAACTTACAATCCAACAACAGGTTTCTTAACAGCAACAGTAGCTGCTCATGGATTTGCTAATGGTGACTTTGTTCTGTTTAACGATGGTTCTATCACATTTACTTGTGCTAAGGATAGTAACGCAACAAACCATGCTTACCCACGTTCAACCGATCCTTCTAGTGGAAAATATCTAGAAATTTCAAATGTAACTACTGATACTTTTGAAGTTAAAGTTGGTATTTCTTCTGATACATCAGCACATACATTTGTTACTGCTACAGCAGATGGTTTAAATCACATTGGTAACGTATCTGCTTCAAGGGAAGCAAGTGGTCAAGTTTTATCAGTTGGTGGTAATCCATTACTTCCTCAGTGGGAGAGAAATAACGTAACAGATTCTGTTTACTACGTTACTAAAGATGGATCTGACGCTAACCACGGTAGAAGCATCTCTAGGGCGTTTGCTTCACTAAGATATGCTTGTGACTACATTGGTAGTTTAACAGGTGCTGACGCTGCTTCTGCTACCAATCCAATAACAATTTTTATTAAGTCTGGTGAATACAAAGAAATTCTTCCAATAGTTATTCCTGAGTTCGTTTCATTATACGGAGATAACTTAAGAACTTCTGTCATTAAGCCTGCACCTGGTGATTCACATTTACAAGCATTGGTTCTTGGATCAAGTGTATCCCATCTTAAGTTTGGTGATACTGTTTCCAACTCTATTGGAACAAAAACCGCTATGGTTCTTGATTCTGATTATGCAAACAATGTTCATCTACTCAACTTAACTGGTGGTCCTTGGTCAACTGGTGACAAGTACATGGATCTAATTGGTAATAAAGAATCAGATGCTTCCAATTTATTACTAACAAACAAAGCATTCATTGCTGCTGAAGCATATCATAAGTATGTTGATGATACAAATCAGGGTAACGGATCTAATCCAACTGGTGATCAAGCAACAATTATAGCTCGTTTGGTAACTTTAGTTGAAGCTCTTGCTTATAATGTTAAGCATGGTGGTAACAATGAAATTTATGATTATGGTGCTGCATTAACTACTGGTACTGATATTACTGGAGTAGCTGGAGAAGATTCAAATCTAGTTAATAATATCGGTGCAACTAGTACAGAAGTTATGAGAAACGAAGTTGTTAGTGCTTCTCCTAACAACAACGAGACTCAGACAAGAGATCTTACAATTACTGCTGATAGTTCTGATCCTAAGTGTCCTAATGTTGCTTCTGCAATTACAACACTTATCGGCATCATCACTAGTGCTATTAGTAACACTAACATGAGTGGTACTACTAAGACAGATACATTTATTGACATTTCTACTGTAGCAACTCGTATTAACGAAGAGTCTACAATGTGTTATCTTGGATCTTCTACTACTCTTAAAGAGTTAGTATTTGAAGGCATGAGTGGATTTGTTCCTTCTATATCTGATGATAAGGACATGGACACTTCCACTATTAAGGGTGTGTTCTTTAGATTTAATCCTAATTCATCTATTCAAAAGTCACCATACATCCAAAACTGTACCGTATTTGGTGGTGCAGCAGTTGGTTGTTATCTTGATGGTGCTGTACACAATCACTTTAATAATTCGTCAACACCTTCTTACAAGTCAATGGTGTTTGACTCCTACACTCAAGTCCTAGATGGTGGTGTTGGATTCTATGTTAAGAATGCTGCTGCAACTGAGATTGTCTCCTCATTCACATACTACGCACACATTTCTTACACTGCTACTGAAGGTGGTAGGATCCGTGCTGTTACTGGTAACTCATCTTACGGTAAGTACGGTGCAATTGCTAGAGGATTTGATTCTGCTGAGACAACCATTGATGGTACTGTTAAAGGTCTTCGTCTTGAGATTGATGTTAACAATCCTCTTACTGGAGCACTTACAATCGGAGAAAGACTTGTTGGTACAACATCAGGTGCTGTTGGAGAACTAATCAATGACCAGAATGCTTCTGGATTCTTATACTACTTCCCAGTTAAGGGAACCTTTACACAGGGTGAAACAGTTACAGGTCAGACATCTGGTGTTGTTGCAACTCTTGTAAACAATACAGATGCACTTACTGGACAGAAAGGATTTGTTCTTACTGTTGAAGGTCTATCAAATGGACCTGACGCTGGTGGATCTGTTGAATTAGTTGATGATGGTGTTAATAATGACAGTGGTTCATTCGTTATCTCTAACTCTAGTTACACTGCTCCTGATGGACGTGGTACTCTAACAGTTGAAAGAGGTAAGTTAGGAACTGCACCATCTGCACAAAACGGTACATCTACTGTTTCACTATTTGCTGATGCTGGAGCAGTTTCATCTTTAACTGCTGCTATTAACGCAGGAGATTCTTCACCTGTAACAATGCAAGTTTCCAGTGTTTCAGGAATGGCAATCAATGGTCATCTTGTTATCAATAATGAGTTGTTCAAAGTTCTATCATTCCCTTCAGCATCATCTGTTGAAGCAGAGCGTGAACAAGAAGGAACAACTGCTGGAGCACATGCTAACGGTGCTGGTATTGCAATTCTAGACGCTAAGATTGCATCTCAGGATGAGATTATTGAAGATGTTGGACAAAATGATCTATCAATTCGTGTTGCTGCTGCAAACATCGGTCTTGATCCAAGTGATTACATCAAGATCGGTTCTGAGTTCATGAAGGTTACTGTTGTTGCTCCTGATACAACTGGTATCACAACACTACAGTTGGCAGACGAGAAGACAGTTGGTGCTACCGATGGACAGTCATTTAAGATTCGCTATCGTTACTCACAAGTACGTCTAACTGCTCATGACTTCCTAGACGTTGGTACTGGAAGTAAAGCTAATACTAATTGGCCAAATCTTCCACTATCTCCAAATGTCCCATCACATGAAACAGATGAGACACGTCCAGGTCGTGTTTACTACGTCTCTACCGACCAAGATGGTAACTTCTCTGTTGGTAAGTACTTCAAGGTTGAACAGGCAACTGGTAAGGCAACACTAGACGCTTCTGCGTTTGACTTATCTGGTCTATCAAGTTTGAGACTTGGTTCTATCGGTGCTCAGTTGGGTGCTGCTATTAACGAATTCTCTACTGATGGTACATTATCACAAAACAGTGATGAGAAAGTTGCTACACAGAAAGCTGTTAAGACATACGTTGATGGTTTATCAGCACTTTCTGGCGATTTAACTATCGCAGGTAACTTGACAGTTAAGGGTACAACAACATCCATTGCTTCTGTTACCTTGACTTCCAAGGATAAGAACATTGAACTTGGTGTAGTTGCAACAGGTGCTTTCACTGGTGATATTGCTGCTGGTGCTAACACAATTACTAACGTATCTGATCTAACCAACCTTGCTCCTGGTGTTACTCTAACACTTACAGGAAGTGGTGGAACAGTTACACTATCATCTGGTGGTGTTGTAACTGCTGTTAGTGGTACTACAGTAACCATTGACCAAGTATTTGGTGGAACTGGAACTGCTTCTGGTGCTGCGTTCTCTGGAACTGGTGCATCTAATACTACTGCTGATGGTGGTGGTATTTCAATTGAAGGTGGTAACGATGGAGATAAGACAATCCAATGGTTATCTTCCAATGACAAGTTCAACTTCAACAAAGGTATTGAACTTGCAAATGGTGAAGCATTAACTATCAATGGAACTTCTGTTATTACAGAGACTACAATGATGGGTAAGACAGTTATTACTGATCTTGCTTCCGCAGATCACACACAATTTGCTACTGCTGGTGCAGTTAAGCAATATGTTGATAGTCCAGAAAACGCATCTGCATACTTCTATAGTACTATGAGTTCCTAGAACTCATAGTATAACAGGTGACACAATGAGTCACCTGTTACATTTTATAAATAAAACAAGACAACAACTGAAATTTTAACTTGGAGAAACCTCAATGGCCTCAGGAATATTTGGAAAAGTAGATCTCTCATCCGCAACTACGTGGACAGAGATTGTTGCAGCACCAGGTTCTGGTGTCAAGGTGGCGACTCTTAATGTCGCTAATAGAACAGGGGCAGAAGTCTCTGTAAGAGTTGCAGTTAGAGATGCTGCTGGTAACGTCACTGATGCAGATTGCATTGAGTATGATACTAAAATACCTGCAAATGGTGTTCTTGAAAGAACAGGTATTGTTCTTGATACAAGTAACGGACTACATGTATACGCATCTGCTACTGGCACTACTGCCATAGCATATGGCATGGATAGCTGAACACAACTATAACAACAAGAAGGAACTAAAACAATGGGAAGAAGTTTAACACAAGTCGCACAAACCAGTAGTGGCGGTGGCATAGCACATCATCCAGAGGATCCGTATACCCAACCCTGTTTCTCCGTTTGGAGTATGGAATACAGTGATGGTGGTGGTGGTTTCTTCATGTATGACCACAATCTTAACAGTATAAGTAAGTATAGAGGTGACGGTAACCAAGCTTACTCTAACTATAGAACTTATGGTACATCTGCATCAGAGTTCATGCAGAACTATCATGGTTGGACTGGTTGGCAAACAACTAGTACTATGAGCTCAAACTCTGAGCGTCCTAGTGGTACTTCGTTTAGTGGATATCTTGGACATACTCATTTTACTCCAGCATCAAAACATAGTTCCTCTGGTGGTTGGGTAAGAAACGCTAATAACGGTTATGAGTATGCTGGTCGTGCTTTCCGTGACTGTAACGTGCTTGTTAACGAAACACGTCAGGATTACGCTTTCTTTACAAAACATGAGGGCGGTAGTCATAGAAACTTCTTAATGCCAAGAAGTGCAAACCAGTATTGGAACGAAGACCAGTACGGTCAACATGCTAGATTCACTACTAGTTGTCAGTGGTCTCAGAGTATGTACGGTGGTGCGTGTTATAACGCCAAGACCAAGAAAGTTTGCTGGATGGAAACTAACACAAGTTATCAATTCAGACCTGTTATCTACTCTGGTGTTGACGATCTTAGAAGAATGGCACATAACGGTATCTATGATACTGAAACAGAAAGTCGTGGTGATAAGTCTTGGAACGATAGTGATATAAAAGATTACTTCAATGACTCTAATAATAGAGTTATATACGATACATCTAGTAGTAAACCAACCAACCAAACTAGCGAAGATAATTATCGTTGTATTACTATTCTTTGTGATGATGATACGGTTGTTATGTTCCAAATGATTCCATCATACGGTGCATGGTGTCACAGATGGAATTCATCTGGTAACTCAGAAGGTAACATCTGGTCATCTGGTTGGACTACTTCCTATGGTTACGAGCAAGGAAATAGATATGGAGCTAGATGGGTTGCATCTAGTGATGGTAGATATATCTTTGCTTATTGTGCTTCATACTATTACGGTTCTGGTATATACTACACTGCTGTTAGAGTTTCTGATGGTAAGTGTATACACGGATACTATCATGATAGTAGCTATGGTTACCCAGTATGTCCAATAGGTAAGAGTAACTTCATCATGTTCCCAACATGGAACACAGATGGTGCTCCAGGTGTTTACTACTGTATGATGGATATGGAAAGATGGTTCCATGATTATACTGATACTACACAGTTATCTCCTTGGAACTGGCATTCTAGTTGGATGATTGACGGTGCTTATTATAGTACATCATATCCAGCTATTATTCCAGCTCAATATGATACTGCGTTATTCAATAATGCATTACCACAAAACAAAGAGCATCCAGCTCATCTTTACGAAGGTCACAATTAATTCCAAAGGTTAAACAAAAATGGCATATTTATTAGTACGAAAGGCCGATGAAAAATTAGGCCACCCAACAAGTGTTGTTCAAATATTTGAATCAGATCCTGGTTCAGATATAGAACTACCTGACTATGGCGACTATGTTGTCGCAGAATATCCTTACGATCCTGATTCAGAAGTAACTACTTCTTTAGTTCTCAATTCTGACGGTAAGACACTTTCTAACCCTTGGGCTGGAAAATCAATTGCCGAGCAGAAGCAACTTCATGATGATGCTATATCTGCTACGAGAGCAGCAGAATACAAAGAAGAAAGAAGAACGCAGATTAAACAACAGGCAAGGTATAAGATTGAAAAGATAAGCGAACCTTGGAAAATTGAAAGAGCAACTGAAACAGATCTTCTCAATGGTAATAATGAAGCAATGAAAGCTATTGCTATAGCTAAGAAAGGTGCTAGGGATGAAAGTAATTCTAGAGAAGCAGAACTTGATGCATTAACTGATGAAATGGAAATAAGGAATTTCAATCCTTATAGTGGAGCAAATGCAACAAGTGAAGATTTAGCTAAACCTTTTTACCAGGGATAATAGTTAATTAACCATTGGAATTATAAATACCCGTAGGTAAAACTATGGGTATTTTTTATGGCCGAACCCACCAGTAGGGCAGAACTAAAAGATTACTGTCTAAGAAAGTTAGGGTTCCCAGTGCTGGAAGTCAATGTAGATGACGATCAGATAGAGGACTCAATTGATGATGCTTTACAATACTATCGTATGAGACATTACGATGGTGTTGAACTTGCATATATGAAGCACATCTTTACTGCTGATGATAAGACAAAATTTCAGTCACAAGATACTGTAACAACTATAGGTAGTGGTGCAACTGCTACTGAGTGGAAAGTTAGAGATAGGTATATTGAAATACCAGCAGATGTTGTTGGTGTGACTAAGGTATTTGGTCTTGCTAGTAATGCTGTTAGGAACAACCTATTTGGTATTGAGTATCAGATCTTCTTGAATGACTTATATGCTGTAGGTTCTCTTGACTTCCTTAACTATTATATGGTTAAGACTTGGATGGAGACTATGGACATGGTACTTAACAATGGTGCTTTTGTTCAGTATAG